TTACTGGCTTTGATAGGTGGTGCACTAGCTGAACCCGAATTCATTTGTAGGATATTGATTTTTAATGTTTATTTTTCAAAGTCTAAAATCTTGTTACTAAGCTTGTTACTAAAATTCAAATTCACTACAAATCAATGATAGTTTCTGATGCCATAATACCACTAATAAGCCGCGTGTTAAAAATTTTATAGAAAAACTGTTCACCTTGTTCACCAATCCTTAAAACTCTTTATTTATTATATAGTTATATTCTTTTTTATTGTTCACCAACTGTTCACCATTGTTCACCTTTGTTCACCAATCAAAAAAAGATATCTCAATACAGAATATTTACTCTCTACCTGTTCAAAATTTAAGCAATCAAACAATCTTAACTTAACGTATCTAAACGCAACTAAACTATTGAAAAATAAGGTGTTTAATTAATAATCAAAACACTATATATTATATTTTGACTTAATAAAAGTCGTCTAAATTTAGACTAAGAAATCTCATAAGGAATAGATGAATATGTTTAAAAAACTAATTGAGTTACGCCAACAAAAGGCGGAAAAAGTCGCAGAAATGCGCTCAATGCTTGAAAAAGCAGAAAAAGAAAATCGTTCATTGAATGAATCTGAATCAGTAGATTTTGAAAAGCTGAAAGATTTAGTCAAACAGATGACTGATGAAATCAGCAAATATGAGGCAGTAGCTGATGAAGAACGAAACCTTAACGAACAATCTCAACAGGTAGAACAACGCAACATGAAACAATTTTCAAATGATGAACTGCGCCATTATGTTAAAACTGGTGAACTTCGCAATTTAACTACTAGTAATGGTGAAGATGGTGGATATTCAGTTATCCCACAGTTAGACAAAGATGTAATGAAACGCTTAACAGACGATAGCGTAATGCGCCAACTTTGTAACGTAGTGCGCTTACCGGTTGGAGCGAAAGAATACAAGAAATTAGTATCGGCTGGCGGTGCAGCAGTAGAACACGGCACAGAAGGCACAGCACGTAACGGCACAGCAACCCCGAAACTTCATGAAGTAACAATCGCCTTAAATTCAATCTATGCTTATCCTAAGACTACACAAGAAATCTTAGACTTCTCAAGCATTGATGTTTTAGGTTGGCTAACTGATGAAATTTCTGAAACCTTCACAGAAACAGAAGAAACTGATTTAACTTCCGGTGATGGTAACAAGAAATCAAAAGGCTTCTTAACCTACCAACGCACAACCGAAGATGACAAAACTCGACAATTTGGCAAACTTCAAAAAATCGAAGTGGCAGGCGTAGCGAAGATTGATGCAGATACTTTAATCGATGCGTTCTATACACTTCATAGCAAATACCGCAAAAATGCCGTATGGGTGATGTCATCAACGATTGCAGCAGCATTACAAAAACTTAAAAACAAAAACGGCGATTATATCTGGCGCGATGGTTTAACAGCCGATGCCCCAGCAACATTATTAGGTCGCCCAGTCCACTTCTTGGAAACAATGCCGACAGGCGGAGCAAACAAAGCAGTAATTGCCTTCGGTGACTTCAAGCGCGGATATTTTATCGTGGATCACGAAACAGGCGTGCGAACTCGTCCGGACAACTTAACCGAACCGGGATTCTATAAAGTACACACCGATAAATATTTAGGTGGTGGCGTAGTAGATACAACCGCTATCAAAGTGATTGAGACAACAGCATAAATCAGAGAGGGGCGAAAGCCCCTTTTTTTGCTTAATAGGTGAAATATGAATAAAGAATTTGAAATTCGCTCCGCAACACTTTCTGCCGATGAAGAAAATCAAAAGCTAGTTGGTTATGTAGTGAAATGGAATAGCCCTTCGCAAGTGCTTTATTGTGATTTTGTAGAATCCTTTGCGCCAAAAGCTTTTAGTGACAGCCTGGCTAGTGGCGAAGATGTGCGCGCACTCTTTGAACATGACCACAGTAAGCTACTAGGTCGAACAAGTTCGGGAACATTAAAGCTAGAAGAGGATTCTATAGGTTTACGCTTTGAACTAACCCCACCTGATACAACGACAGGAAAAGATTTATTAGTTAGTGTTTCCCGTGGTGATATTACTGGGATGTCTTTCGGATTCCGAGCGATGGAAGAAGAATGGAAATTTGATGTGGAACCTTATCAAAGAACAGTGATTAAAGCGGAGCTATTTGAAGTTACTGTAACAAGTATTCCAGCTTATCCGGAAAGCAGTGTTGAAATCGCTAAGCGTTCGATGGTGGCTGCTAAAGAAAAAACGCAAAATAAATCTACCGCACTTTTAAGCAAGTGGGTTGATGTAATGGGGGCGTAATATGTGGAATCCTTTTAGACGAAAAGAAAAACGCAGCGAGCCAATCACTATTGATGAATTTATCTCTTACATGGGCATAAATAATACAGGTGCGGGCGAATATGTCAGCCCACAAACTGCAGAGGCTCTACCAGCGGTTATGAACGCCGTAACAGTGATTGCCGAATCGGTAGCATCTATGCCTTGTTATCTGTACGCACTGAAAGAAGATGGGCGAGAAAGAATCTACCGTCATCCGGTTGAATACCTTTTAAATGAAATGCCTAACCGAAACCAAACACCTTACCAGTTCAAATATACGATGATGCGCCATTGTTTGCTAACTGGTAATGCTTACGCAGTGATTGAGTGGAATAACAAGGGTGAACCTGTAAGCCTTACACCTTACCAGCCGAGCGCAGTAAATATCTTCCGAAAAGTAACAGGCGAACATATTTACCAGGTAACGGACTTAAACGGAGTTACTAGAAACTATCTTCAAGATGAAATGTTACACCTACGCCATAGTTCCCTTGATGGATTTATGGGGCGTTCACCTGTGACAGTTTGCCGTGAAACAATTGGACTAGGTTTAGCGCAACAACGACACGGCGCATCAATTATGAAAAACGGATTGATGGCAAGCGGACTAATCTCAACGGCCGAATGGTTAGACGATGCGAAAGCACAGAAAGCAGTGAAAGCCCTTGAACGTTATAAAGGCGCGAAGAACGCGGGAAAAACACCAATCCTTGAAGGCTCAATGGAATACAAACAATTAGGCATGACAAACCAAGATGCCGAATGGTTACAAAGTCGGACCTTCACAATTTCCGATATAGCCCGAATCTACAACATAAGCCCGATTTTCCTACAAGATTATTCCAATAGTAGCTATGCGAATTTCAGTGAGGCTAGTAGAGCTTTCTTATCACAAACCTTGCGCCCATGGCTAACTAACTTTGAACAACAACTCAAAGATGCCTTAATGATTGACTTAACGAGCAATAGCAAGAAACGGCACTTAATCGAATTTGACACAAGCGATTTACTCAGAACAAGTCAAAACGAACGATTCAAAAGCTATGATGTGGCAATAAAAGCTGGCGTAATGTCACCTAACGAAGTACGCAGACGTGAAGGTTTATTGCCTTATGATGGTGGAGATGAATTTAGTCAAGCATGGAAACAAACCGTAGAAGTTAAACGTGGTGATGGTGGACTTAATGGGGTAAATAATGGCGCGGATGATTAGAGCCGGTAAATATAACAAGGCGATAAGTTTACAAAAACAAGTAAACGAAACTAATGATTATGGCGGATTTGTAAGTAAGTGGAAAACCGTTGCGAATATACGCGCAGCGGTTGAACCGTTACAGGGTAGAGAGTTCTTTGCTAGCGCAAGCGTAACGAATGAAAACGTTATGCGAATCCGTATTAGATATGGAACTAATGTAGATAACACAATGCGCGTGAAATACGGTAATCGCCACTTAGAAATAACCAGCATCATTGATAGCAAGGAATCACACAGGGAATTACAACTTATTTGTAAAGAGGTAACCAATGGAAAAAACTGATTTAACGCTTGAAGAAATTAAGCAGCATTTAAACGTAGATCATGATTTAGATGATGACTTAATCGAAAGCTATAAGGTAGCAGCCTTTGAAGTATGCCAAAAGCATATAGGCAAAACCTTTGGTGATGAAGAAACAGAAAACACCGTTCCTTTTACCCCAGCTATAAAAGTCGGCTGCTTAATGTATATCGGGCATTTATACAGTAACCGAGAAATAACAACAGATACGCAGCAAACAATAATCCCTATGACTGTTAAATCTCTATGGGATGTTTACCGTGAGCCGTGCGCTTACTAAGAATTTAGTAATCGATATGCCTTATCAACCACTAAGACGATGCAGCTATCCTAACTGTAAAAACAAAGTAAAGTCCGGTAGATGCGAAGAACATAAGCCAAAAGACACAAGAGCAAGCAGTAGCGCGCGAGGATATGACCATAAGTGGAGTAAGTACCGCGCGCAATACTTACGCTTTCACCCGCTTTGTGTAATGTGTTTAGAGAAAGGAATCTACACACCCGCAACGGTGATAGACCATATTAAGCCAGTAGAGAACGGACAGGCAGACCCGCTATTTTGGGTTGAATCTAACCATCAATCTTTATGCCGTGATTGTCATAGTTATAAAACACGAGTAATAGACCAACGCGGATTTGGTGCGAAGAAGTGAACCGTT